GAAGGCCCGACTACGACGAAGCCTCGGCTCTTCTCTATGAATCCTACCGTCTATGGAAGGAAGAGCGAGGAGAGAAACCCGGTGGGCAGAATGCCCTGTCCACGAAGCTAACGGAACTCGGCTGCCAACTTAAGCGTGACAGTGGCACCCGAAGGGTTTCGGCAATCCGACTGACGGACTCTCAGCGATCGACAGCGATGGCTTCCCTGGCGGAAAGGCGAGCACGTCGCAAAGTGACGGTGACGCATGACGCAGGGTGACGCACTTTCCGTTTTACCCCGTATGTGCGCTCGTGCGCATACGTCCTTATATGGAATACGCGTCATGGTGTGTCACTACGTCACACCTGACTCTCACTGGAGTAACCCGTGCCCAACTTCCCTTCCGGGCCTTGCCGCCATCGTGGTTGTCCCGAACGAGCGCAACACGATGGGTTCTGCGATCAGCATCGACGCCAACGGAATCGTGACTATAACCGACAACGACGAGCCAACCCAGAGACTAGCGACACCTTCTACTCGAGTCCACGATGGCGGCGACTACGTGACAGCAAGCTGGCATCGAACCCGTTCTGCGAGACGTGCGAGCCCCGTATCGAGCTGGCAACGATCGTTGATCACAAACTTCCTATCAAGCACGGCGGGGATCGCTGGGCGTGGGACAACTTGCAGTCGCAGTGTTCCACGTGCCACTCAAGGAAGTCGGCTCGGGAAGGCAGCCGGTGGCCCGACCGGTAGGGGATCTAACTCTCTAGCCACGCTTGAACACAGGCGGCGCGCTCGTCACGCGCGCATTGCCGCGAAATGACCCAGGGGGGGCTTAAGAACGGGAGGGTCAAACACAACGATGGCAATGAATACAGCAGGAGCGATTTGAATGAGTACGCCACTAGTTCCTGAAGTCGTGGTCGTGATGAAGCCGCTGGACTGGTTCGTCCACTACGTCCGCAATCCCCGAAAGAATGACGCCGTGGTCGACCAAATGGTCGCCAGCATCCGCGAATTTGGCTTCAGGATTCCCGTGTTGGCCAAGAGCGACGGGCTCGTAATAGACGGCCACCTTCGCCTGAAAGCGGCCCAAAAGCTAACGTTGCGCGAAGTTCCCGTCATCCTGTGCGACGACTGGACGGACGCACAGGTGAAGGCCTTCCGCCTCCTGGTCAACCGTTCGGCAAACTGGGCGCAGTGGGACGACGAACTCCTGAAGCTGGAATTGGAGGATCTCAAGACATTCGACTTCAACTTGGCGTTGACGGGTTTCGAGCCGGACGAACTAGAAAAACTGCTGCGTCCGCCCTTCGATGATGGCGCCGAAAACGTGGTTCTCGAACTTCCTCCCGATCCGGTGACGCAAGTGGGCGATCTGTGGGTTCTTGGCAAGCATCGTTTGCTCTGCGGCAACTCCACAAACGCCGATGATGTCGCCCGTCTCCTGGCCGGCGCCCAACCCGCGCTGATGATCACGGATCCACCCTACGGCATCGAGCTCGATTCGGAATGGCGTGATCGCGCGGGATTGAACAGCCACGGACCTGCGCAAGCGTCCTACATGAAGCGCAGAACTGAAGGACACAAGAACACGACGATCTCCGAAGACACGCGAGCGGATTGGGCCGAGGCTTTCGCGCTGGTTCCCAGTCTCCAGATCGCCTACGTCTGGCACGCGTCGAAGTTCACGCGCGAGGTCCTGGATGGATTGTTACGGATTGGTTTCGTTCATCACCAGCAGATCATCTGGGACAAGGGCCGAACGGTCCTGACCCGGACCCATTATTGGTTCCAGCACGAGCCCTGCTGGTACGTCCGAAAGAAAAATGCGCCGTGGTTCGGGAAGGCCGGAGAGAACTCCACCATCTGGTTCTCGCCTTCGCCGAAGTTCATCATGGGCGGCTCGGACGAAGAGAAGTTCGATCACCCCACACAGAAGCCCGTGATGCTGATGCGGAAACCCATTCTCAATCACACGCAGCCCGGCGACCTGGTCTACGAGCCCTTCAGCGGTAGCGGCACCACGCTGGTCGCAGCGGAGACCGTGGGCCGTATTTGCCTGGCCATGGAAGTCGATCCTCAGTACGCCGACGTTGCCGTTTCACGCTGGCAGCAACTGACCGGACAGACAGCGACCCAGGAATCGTCGGGTCATTCCTTCGCCGAAACAGCACAGGAACGCGGGAAAGGATTGGAGGGCTGATGGCCGGCCGCAGACCCAAACCGACGCACCTGAAGTTGCTCACGGGCAATCCTGGCAAGCGGCCGTTGAACGCCAACGAACCCAAGCCGCCGCTGGAACTGCCACCACCTCCGGATCATCTCAGTGAAGCCGCCAGGAAGGAATGGAACCGGCTGGGCCCACAGCTGGTGAAACTCAATCTGCTCTCGTCGATCGATGGCTCGGCCTTCGCCGGTTACTGCGTCGTTTACTCGAGGTGGGTCGAGGCGGAGGAAATGCTGAAGAAAACCGGCCCTGTCTTCAAAGCACCCTCCGGTTACCCGCAGTTGTCCCCGTACTACACGATCGCAAACCAATGCCTGGCTCAGATGCGCCAATACTTGATCGAGTTCGGCATGACGCCCTCGTCGCGATCCCGGACATCCACTGGCGATAACGGGCGAAATGATCCTCTGGAGGAATTCCTTTTTGGGACGAAGTAAGGCGACGGCCGCGGAGCGATACATCGACGACGTCATCAGCGATCGCATCATTGTCGGTTTGCGAGTACGGCAGTGTGTCGAGCGCCAGGTTCGAGATATGGATCGGGGGGAGCAGCGAGGATTGCGGTTCGATACGAATGCTGCCCGGCACGCCCTCGCGTTTTTCACACTCCTGCGCCACACCAAGGGCGAATGGGCCGGCCAACCGTTTGAGCTCTCTCCCTGGCAGGCTTTCATCCTCTGGGTCGTATTCGGGTGGAAACGCGACGATGGATATCGACGTTTCCGTACCGCATATGTTGAGGTCGCCCGGAAAAACGGAAAGTCGACACTCGCTGCCGGGGCCGGTCTATACCTCTTCGCTGCCGATCGCGAACCCGGTGCCGAGGTATTCACGGCGGCAACGAAAAGGGACCAGGCGCGGATTGTCCACACCGAAGCCATCAACATGGTGCGCCTGTCCCGCCCTCTCCAACGCTATATACAGGTATTCAAGGACAACCTCTCGATGGTGCGCACCAACTCCAAATACCAGCCGCTTGGTGCGGACGCCGACACCATGGATGGTCTAAACGTGCATGGTGCGATCATCGATGAACTCCACGCACACAAGAACAGGAATCTCTGGGATGTTCTGGAGACTGCTACGGGAGCACGGCGCCAACCTCTGGTTTTTGCGATTACCACGGCAGGTTTCGACAAGCATTCCGTTTGTTACCAGCAGCACGACTACGGGGAGAAGGTTCTCGATGGCATCATTGAAGACGATTCCCACTTCCCTTTCATCGCTTCACTGGATCCCGAGGACGACTGGAGAGTCCCCAGCGTCTGGGCGAAGGCGAACCCGAACCTCGGTATATCCGTGAAGGAGGACAGCCTCCGGGAACAGTGTGCTCGCGCCGAATCCCTACCGGCGGCACAGAACGCCTTCCGCAGACTTCGCTTGAACCAGTGGACCGAACAGTCTGAACGGTGGATCGATATCATGATTTGGGATGCGGGCAATCGACCGGTCGACCGCGGCAGTCTGAATCGGCGGCGTTGCTTCGGCGGACTGGACTTGTCGAGCACGACGGATCTGTCTGCATTCGTACTCCTCTTCCCCCCAGCAGATCGCAGCGGAGATCCTTGGCAGGTGCTTTGTCGGTTCTGGATCCCCTCCGACAACGTGCGCCGACGGGTGGAGAGGGATCGCGTTCCCTATGACGTTTGGATTCGGGAGGGTTTGATCGAGGCGACTGAGGGCAACGTCATCGACTATGACGTTCTTCGTCAGCGCATTACCACCGATGCCGAGGAGTTTGAGATTGTCGAAGTGGCCTTCGATCGGTGGAACGCGACGCAGTTGGTCAGTCAGCTTACCAGCGATGAGCTGAACATGATTCCTTTTGGCATGGGCTATGGCTCGATGGCCTCGCCGACGCGTGAACTCGAGAAACTTATTGTCGGCCGGCAATTGGCCCACGCTGGTCATCCCGTGTTGCGCTGGATGATGTCCAACGTCGCGGTAAAGCAGGATCCGGCCGGCAATTTAAAACCTGATAAGGCGAAGTCGACGGATCGGATCGATGGTGTCGTCGCGCTCATCATGGCGCTCGGCCGTGGCATGGTGGAGATTCCTGAGCAGAAGATTCCCTACACGGGAGTGAGGTGGGTATGAACGCGCAAAACGGAGGAATCGAGCCCGCCTTTGGCGAGGAGAGCCGCCTAGACACGACCTCAATGAGTCCGCCGCCAGTACAAATCGTCACCTCCGAATTGCTGACTTTGAATGAAGCAGCCAAAGTCTTGCGCTGCTCCAAAGCCCACCTATGCAACGTGCTCAGAGGGAAGGTTGCGAGCTTACCTCCACTTCCCCACATGTCGTTAGGCCGAAGAACACTTATTCGCAGGGCGGTACTGCAGCAATGGATTGAGCGCCTCGAACATATCGCGCAACGCGAGGTAATGTCCTGACATGCTGAAATCCGCAACGTTGGACCGAAAGCCAAAGAAGCTAAGGCGACGGCGCTACCAGGCCGGAAGCCTCCAGAAGCGCAAGAACGGCAAACACTGGGTATGGATTGGCTTCTGGTGGGAAGATCGGAGCCGCCGCGCGAAAACGCTCGGCAGGATCATGGACATGTCCAAAGGCGACGCCTTAGCCGCGCTCGGCAAGCTGCTTCAGCCCATCAACGTCGAAGCCGTGAAACCCGTGGAACGCCGCTGGACTCTCACCGAGCTGATCGACGAGGCCTACGTTCCCTATTGCCGCAGGAAATGGAAGGAGTCGACGGCGGAAACGACAGAAGACCGGATCCAGTACCACATCGTCCGCGATCTCGGGAAGATG